GGAAAAAATTATCGCCAAAAATGCGGCCCTCGACGGAGCACCTGCGCCCGTCGCGTCCGAACCTGAACCCGCGCCCCCCGTTAAGGCGAAGCGCGGACCCAAAGCCAGCGCCGGGCCCCTACCGGACAATCCCATCACCTTCGCCGACAAGCTCCGCACACTCCGAGCCAAACGCAACATGACCCAAGTGGACATGTCCGCTGACATCGGAATCAAGCAGGCCATGATCTCCCGCTATGAACAAAACAAAGAACTGCCCGGCGCGAAAATCCTTCTCCAAATATCCAGGTGGGCCGGTGTGTCCATTAACGAATTGATCGAGGGAAACTTCCCGGAAGCGTAACCCTACTGCAAGCCCCCCCTCCTCAGCGGGCCGGAGACTCACCACCTCCGGCCCGCGCTCTTTATCCTACCAGAATAGCATCCTCACCCCTCCTTAAATTATTTACTTGACAAGTATCCCCATCTTTGTTATTCTTGATAGTAGCAAATGAAAAAGAATAATACCACGACGGTAACGGCTACGGCGACGGCTTCAAAACTTACTCATAAGAAACCGGGTAGGAAGGGTTTGACCATCGAGGACTACAAGCAAGCCCTGATCGCGGAGAGCGGTTATTTGTCTTATGCGGCTAAGCGACTAGGCGTGAGTACTGCTGCCGTCGTTGATCGCATTAAGCACAGTCCGGAACTCCAAGCCGTCCGCGAGGAGTACGAAGAAAAATTCCTGGATACTTGTGAAAATTCTTTAGCAACTTTAGTCAAGCAAAACAATCTCGGCGCTATATGTTTTTCACTTAAATGCAAAGGTCATAAACGCGGATGGATCGAGAAAAACAAGATCGAGGTCGAGGGCAACGTTAACGCGGCGGTAGCGGTATCTTCCCTACCGGATGACAAGCTCGCGGAGATGATCGAGGCGGCGCGGGCGAGCGAATCAAACAAAACTAAACCGGATAAATAATTATGGCAAACAGTATTCCGTTAAAGGAATTGGAAATAGAATACTTGGTACGCCAAGCCCGCAAATCGCTTATCCCGTTCGCGGGTTTTTTTTATACCTACCTGCAAATCAAGAAGATTCAATGGGGTTGGTTTCATCTTGAAATCGCGGAAGCCCTGGAAAAACTTATACGCGGAGATATAACGCGGCTGATGATATTCATGCCGCCGCAGAACGGCAAATCAACATTGACTACCAAGACCCTGCCCGCCTGGGCGCTTGGCCTTCATCCCGACTGGAATGTAATCAGTACATCATATAGCCTTCAACTCGCGCTCGATCATTCGCGCATCACGCGGGATATAGTAAACGATCCTATATATAAACGTATATTCCCTGAAATGATATTGAAAGAGGACGTGCAATCGGCCCATTTTTGGAAAACCAATCAGGGCGGCGGATTGCTCGCGGCGGGTCGGGGCGGGTCCATCACCGGGCACGGAACGGACCTGCTTATTATTGATGATCCCCTAAAGGATGAAAAGGAAGCCCGGAGTAAACTAATTCGTGATAGGTGTGATGAATGGTATAAGACTACTGCGTATAGCCGCCTGCGTCCGGGCGGGCGCGTGGTGCTGATTCAAACTCGTTGGAATATGGACGATCAAGCAGGCCGGCTCGTGGACCGCATGACGGACGCGGATAACGATCAATGGACTATCCTGTCTTTCCCGGCAATCGCGGACGGGCGCGACCGGCGCGAGACGGGCGAGGCGTTATGGCCATCCATGTATCCGCTTCCCGTATTGGAAAGAAAGCGGGCCGTGCTCTCGCCCTACCATTGGAACGCGCTTTACCAGCAAACTCCCATCGCGGACGAGGGCGGGATATTCAGGTTAGAATGGTTTACCAATGCGAATAGATATAACGGGGACCGGCCTGAGCAGATGCGCGTGGTGCAATCATGGGACACCGCTTTTAAGACCGGCCAAGAGAATGATTATTCCGTATGTACGACATGGGGCGATTCGGGCGGGAAGAAATATCTACTTGACGTATATAAGCGGAGGGTTACATATCCACAACTGAAAGCCGACGCTAAGGCCCTATTTGAAAAGTATAAACCGAGCGGTATATTGATAGAGGATAAGGCCAGCGGGCAATCCTTGATACAGGACTTGCGCCAGACGGCGGCGCTCCCGGTGATTGCCCGTAAGCCGGTGTCGGACAAGCAGGCCCGCGCCAGCGCGGTCTCGGACATGTTCGCGGCGGGTCAGGTAGTGTTGCCTCAGTCCGCGCCGTGGTTATCCGATTTCATATACGAATTAACATCATTCCCAAACGGTATACATGACGACCAGGTTGACAGCGTATCGCAGGCCCTTGAATATCTGCGCGGTGGTTCGCGGTCCGGCTCGTTGCTCGTATAGGAGATAGAATATCATGGCATGGTATAGCAAATTGTTTGGTGGCGGCAAACGTGATACCGCTCTGGAAGGAAAAATCGTGGAGGTTGATCCGGGCTTGCTGGTCAATGGCCGCAATTCGTTCGGGCAATCCTCGACGACTTGGGGCCAGTCAAATTTCACGAAGCTATCCCGCGAGGGATACGAGTTTTGCGCAAGCGTATATAGGTGTGCGTCTTTGGTGGCGATAACCGCTTCCCGAATACCGATTGGAATAATGAGGGAGGTAACAAACGGCGAGGACGAACGGATACTGCGCCATCCCTTACTGGAATTGCTGAAACGCCCGAATCCTAATCATGGATATTCTAGCTGGATTAAACAGGCGTGCTTGATGGTGCAGATCGGCGGCGTGGATTACATCTGGTTGAACCGGCTGACTTCCGGGAAGATTCAGGAGATGTGGAACATACCGGCGAACCAAATACTAATCAATCGCGGAATGGCATACGGACAAATATCAAGCTACCAATGGAACCCGCCGAATTATTCGGGCCGGGTAATCGCTCCCACCGACATGCTCCGTATTCAGTACGATCACCCCCGCGACGAATTGGCCGCGCTCGGCCCGACGCAGGTATCTTCCGTGGCGATTGACAATATAAACGAATCCGAATCCCATCAAAATTCACTTTTGAATAACGGGGCGCGGCCCGGCATGGTCATTAAGCCGACGGAAAATTCCGGTTTCGTATTTGAGAAAGAGCAGAAAGACGAACTCCTAAACGACCTCAATCAGCGGACGGGCGGTAAAAATGTCGGTAACGTATATGTATTCAGGCATGGCGATATAGACCTTCAGCCGTTTGGATGGTCCCCGGTTGACCTGGACCTTATGAACGGAAGGCGCATCCATGATGTTGACATAGCGAATGCCTTTGGGGTTGCGCCGGAATTGATCGGCCTGCAAAAGACGTATGAGAATTTCCAGACCGCACAACAGGCCCTTTATAGGGATACGGTTATACCGCTTGTCAATATGATTATTGACGAATTCACGGCGTTCATTCCGGGCATGATCGAAAGCGGATTATACTTTAAGGTTTTGGAAGATGACATCGAGGTCTTGCAGGAAGATAAAACCAACCGCGTAACCCGCGTGAACACTCTGATTGACCGGGGCGTTATCAGCCGCAATGAGGCCCGGACGGAGCTTGGCATGGGCGCGGTTGATGATGACCCGGCGATGGATGCGCGGACAGTGGCGGGGATTGTTAGTCCCTTAGAGGATATACTATTGGGCATGACGGGGAACGACCTGGGCGCGGGGCCGGACGCGCGCGCGCGAGCGCAGGCGGGCGCGGGGGACAATGAATGAACGCGCCCATCATCAAGCGCCGTGTGATGAACCGGCAACAGAAGCCCTTGATCCGGGACTGGCTCGCGTTCTATCGCGCTAATACGATAACGAATAACACGGGATACCGGCCCGACAAGCGTTTGGCCGCGTATCTTTCTTTTCTAAAGGACTCCCCGCGCGCGCGTATGCTCGCGGTGGGCGCGGGGGCGCGCGCAACGCGGGCGCGGGAGCGCAAGGACGCGGCCCTTAAATACGATCAATGGACGGATGATTGGATTCCGTATCTGGCGAAAGACCTGGCGGCGGTTGATGAAAAGGCTTTTAATGCCGCGTGGGAGTATTCTAAGACGGATGATACGGGAATGTTTAATACGCTCTTGCGCGAGAGCGTGAACCTGCGGCCCGATCAAGTAGGGGCCATTGCGAAAAAGGCGGCGAAGGCGCGGGAGCTCGGCTATGCGGATGACCGCGTGGCGCGGATGATAGACCGCTGGATATTGCAGGGCGAGAATTACCGGGCGGGCATGATCGCGCAGACCGAACTCTCGCGCGGTTATTCGATTGCGTATGAGCAAGAGATACAGGATGAAATGGATCAGGGCTTACTGGGGCCGGTGGTCCCGGTATGGTCTACGGCGCAAGACGAATTAGTATGCGATGTTTGCGGGGCGTTGGATGGGAAACAGCAGAGCTTTGGGAATCTCCCGCCGGCGCATCCGTGGTGTCGGTGCGCGATCATATACGAATTGGAATTAGAGCGGGCCGCATAAAGGGCTTGACAAATTAAACGGATTTGCTAGAATAAAATTAAGGTCAATATAATACCTTAGTTTTAGGAGGGTTGAAAATGCCGGAAATACTGTTAAAGCATAAACTTGAAACGCTGGCTTGCCCATTCGAGATCGAGACCAAGACCTTGACCGAAGATGCGGCGCAATACACGTTTGAAGGTTATGCTTCAACGTATGGGAACGTGGACCGGGGCGGCGACGTGGTGGAGCCGGGGGCGTTCAAAAAAACTATTAACGATCACAAGGACGTGGGTTGGCCGCTTATTGGAATGCACGATATGTCTATTATTCTTGGAGGTATTAAACCCTTAGGGGATGATAGTAAAGGATTTTATGTCAAAGGGTTTTTAGTCAAGGCCGTGCAACGCGCCCAAGAGTATTACGCGCTGATGCAACCGACCCCCGACTTTCCTAAAGGAATTGTCAACGCTATGTCAATTGGATACCGTTCCATTAAGGATACTATCAAGAATAACATGAGGCATTTAAAAGAAATCGCGGTGCATGAGATCACGCTTGCGCCGTGGTCTTTTGTCATGAATCAAAAAGCGATTGTTACCGAGGTTAAAACCGATACTGAATTGTATAAGGAATTGATCGCGCTTAACGTTGTTTTCAGAACGGGCATTCCCGCCGGGGGAACCGCTCCAACGGATTCAGTCGCAGACGCACTCCAATCCTGGCAAAAACTCTTAACAGAAATACGCGGAGGAATAAACTGATGGAACCTACTGAGCTGAAAACATTGGTTGAGGAAACGCATAAGGCGTTTGCCGATTTCAAGACGGTGAACGAGGACCGAATCAAGGCGTTGGAGACCGGGCACACCGGCCATGCGAAAGAGTATGACGCCAAGCTGGAAAAAATCAACAAAGAGCTTGAGGCCAAAGAAGCCAAATATACCGAATTGCAAAAGAAGCTGGAAGATGAGGCCAAGCGGTTTGATACGATGGAAGCTACATTTAATCGTATGGGCGCGGGCGGCCTGGGCGGCGCGGCTTTGGAGCGCAAGAATTTCCTAAGCGACGCGCTTTTTGAGTTCGCGCAGAAAAATCATACCGACGTGAAAGAGCGGAAGGTCGCATGGCTCAACCAAGTCGTGAGAGGATCACAGCCGATGGAGCAGAAGGTTCTTACGCTCCGCGACCCAGAGAGCGGCGGCTATTTGTCTATCCCTGAAATGGCGAACGAGCTTATCAAAAACGCCGTCGAATATACGGACGTGATGGGCCTTTGTAATACGTCGTTTTCGGGCAAGCTCACTTGGCGCGCCCCCCGCCGGACCGGGATCATAACGGCTACCCGCGAGGGCGAGAACGCCACCGAGACCGAGGACACCGGCACGAAATACGCTGCCGTATCAATCTCGCTTCCGAAAATCCGGTGTCTGGTGCTGATCTCGGCAGAGGATTTGATGGATACGGACTTCGATCTTGAAGGCGACATCAGCGAGCAGTTGCGCATGGCGTTTTCCGTGAAAATCGGAACCGAAT